TGCAGTTCATCGTGCTCTCCTTCCGCGTGGCCGGCGGCGGGGTGGTTCCGGAGGTTGTTCCGGGGGCAGAATCCGCAGTCGGTCCGTTTGGGCCCGCCCTTAAATCGGCCCCGGGCGGGGGGCATTGAGACGGTCATTGCACCGCGGATCAACCCTTGATTCTTATGGGGCGGCGGTTTGTGCTGTGCGGCGGGGCTGTCATGACTGGTTCGCAACGTGTTATTGACCCCTGGACTGGCAGGCTAGGCATTTGATCTGCCAGCATTTTTTGGGGGGGTTCCGAGGCGCGGGGGCCGGTTTCGGGGGAGTTTGGCGGGCTAGGATTTTTCCCTCTCGGAATGCCCCTTTTTTGCCACATTTCGGCGTCGGACAGGAAAAATTACTGCACATGGAAAATTTTCCTTCCCATCCGCCCCGGTTCGGCGTATACAAAGCGCCATGATCGACGGTTTGTGCGGCACACCAGTGCGGCGCCCCGGCGCGCATTCCCCTTCACCGCAGACCGATCCGGATCCGACATATGGCGCCAGACATTGTGGCGGCTGATGACGGGCTGTCGCTCGATGCCTGGGCCCGCCACGTACTGGCGCCGGCCGGGCAGGCGCCGGCACGCCACCATGCGCTGTTGCTGGAAAAGCTGGAGCAGGTGGCGCTGGGCACGGTGGACCGGCTGATGGTGCTGATGCCGCCGGGCAGCGCGAAATCGACCTATGCCTCGCTGATCTTCCCGGCCTGGTGGCTGCGCTGCCATCCGGCGAGCTCGGTGGTGGCGGCGAGCCATACGGCGGAACTGGCGGAACATTTCGGGCGACAGTTGCGCAACCTGGTGGCCGGGCAAAGCGAGGCGCTGGGCTATGGGCTGGCGCGCGACAACCATGCCGCGCACCGGTTCCGGATCAATGCGGGAGGAGAGTATTTCGCCACCGGCATCCACGGCCCGGTGACCGGGCGGCGGGCCGACCTGGTGGTGATCGACGACCCCATCAAGAGCCATGCCGAGGCGGACAGCGCGCCGGCGCGCGAACATCTGTGGAACTGGTATCGCGCCGAGCTGATCACCCGGCTGAAGCCGCGCGGGCGGATCGTGCTGGTGATGACGCGCTGGCACGAGGACGACCTGGGCGGGCGGCTGCTCGCTTCGGGCGACAACTGGGACGTGTTGCGGCTGCCGGCGCTCGCCGAACCGGAGGGCGATCCGTTGGGGCGCAGGCCGGGGGAGGCGCTGTGGCCGGAGTGGGAGGACGCGACGGCGCTGGCGCGCAAGCGGCTGACGGTGGGGGCGCGGGTATGGCACGCGCTGTACCAGCAGGCGCCGCGGCCGGACGAGGGCTCGCTGTTCCCGGTGGCGCGGATCGGTTTCGCCGAGGCGGTGCCGGGCGAGGCGCGCATGGTGCGGGCCTGGGACCTGGCGGCGACCGAGGCGTCGGCGGGCGGGGACCCGGACTGGACGGTGGGGCTGAAGCTGGCGGCCGACGCGGCGGGCGGGCTGGTGGTGGTGGATGTGGTGCGGTTCCGCGGTGGGCCGCACGAGGTGGCCGACTGCATTTTGCAGACCGCGCAGCGCGACGGGCGGGCGGTGGCGGTGGGCTTGCCGCAGGACCCCGGGCAGGCCGGCAAGCAACAGGTGGCGTGGCTTTCGCGCCAACTCGCCGGCTACCGGGTGGTGGCCTCGCCGGAGACCGGGGCCAAGCTGACGCGGGCAATGCCGGTGGCGGCACAGGTGGAGGCCGGGCGGCTCGCCCTGCTGCGCGCAGCCTGGAACCAACCGCTGCTGAACGAAATGCGCGACTTCCCGCATGGCCGCAAGGACGACCAAGTGGATGCGCTGTCGCGGGCCTACGCAATGATCGGCGAAACGCACCGCCCGGCGCGGCGGCTGATGGTGCCGCTGCTGGCGCGCTGAGGCTGGGGCGGTGCTCCATAGGAGGAAAGATGAGCAAGGCTGGGCTCCGCCCAGACCCGCCAGGGGCCAAGCCCCTGGACCTTATTTGATTGGAAAACAATGCGTGCAGACGGTATTTGTGTCAATATAGGTATCAACAACATTCGCATTGATTGGGCGTATTTTTTAATTGTTCCAAAATAATGGGATCAAAGGGTCGTTGACCCTTTGCGGGTCGAGGGCGGCGCCCTCGCCTTTCTTTGCTTCACGTCTTTGGGGCGCTGCCCTGTTGCTTTGCCTTTGCCATGAAGGAGTCGGCATGTTCGCGACGTTGTGTGGTTGTGTGCCGGCCGATCCGCATTATCCGGCGCGGACCCGGCGGCTGGACATTTTGAAGCGGGTGCTGGACGGCACGTTGTATGACGGGTTGCCGTTCGAGTTCCACGAGGAGCGCGGGGTGGGCGGCGAGTATATTCCGCTGCGCAGCCGGCGGCCGAGTGTGCGCTATCCGCTGGCGCGCATTGTGGTGGACGATTCGCTGTCGCTGGTGTTCAGCGAGGGGCATTTCCCGACCATCGACTGTGCCGACCAGGTGGTGCGCGCGGCCTTCTCCGACCTGGTGAAGGAGTCCTCGCTCAACCAGGTGATGATGGAGGCGGCGCTGCGCGGCTCGATCGGGTCGGTGGCGATATGGTTTCGTGTGCTGAAGGGGCGGGTGTTCTTCCGGGTGCTGGAGACGCCGTACCTGATGCCGGAATGGGACCCGGAGGCGCCGGACGAGCTGCTGCGGGTGATCGAGCGCTACAAGGTGCCGGGCCGGGAACTGGCAGCGCGCGGCTACGAGATTGCCGACCTGGGTGCCGAGTACTGGTTCATGCGCTGCTGGGACAAGGTGGACGAGACCTGGTTCGTGCCGCAGGCGGTGGCCGGCGAGCGGCGCCCGCCGCTGCGCGATGCCGACCGCAGCATGCGCCACGGGCTGGGCTTCGTGCCGCTGGTGTGGATCAAGAACCTGCCGGGCGGGCCGGATGGCGTGGATTCCATCGATGGTGCCAGCACGTTTCGCGCCGCGGTGGAGACCAACATCGAGATCGACTACCAATTGAGCCAGGCGGGGCGGGGCTTGAAGTATTCCTCCGACCCCACCCTGTTGATCCGCGAGCCGGCCGGCGGCGACGGCGAGATCGTGCGCGGCGGCGGCAATGCGCTGGTGGTCAGCGAGAAGGGCGACGCGCGGCTGCTGGAGATCGACGGCACCGCCTCGGCCGCGGTGATCGACTATGTGCGGACCTTGCGCGAGCTGGCGCTGGAGGGGGTGCACGGCAACCGTGCCAGCCCCGACCGGCTTTCGGCCGCGCAGTCGGGCCGGGCGATGGAGATGATGAACCAGGGCCTGGTGTGGCTGGCCGACAACCTGCGCGTGTCGTACGGCGATGCGCTGCTGAAGCTGGCGCGCATGGTGGTTCTGGCATCGAACCGGTATCCGCTGTGTGTGTTCGGTGAGCCGGTGGCGCCGATCGTGCCGGCGGTGCGGCTGGGGCTGATCTGGCCGCGCTGGTATGCGCCCGGCGCCGAGGACCGGGCACGCGACGCGCAGACGCTGCGCACGCTGGCCGAGGCCGGCCATATCTCTACCGAAACGGCGGTGAAGAGCATCGCCGATGTGTACGACATCGAGGACGTGCATGCCGAGCTGGCGCGGATAGCAGCGCAGGGCAAGGCGGGCGCGGCCGTGGATTGCAGCAGCGCTGCGGCGCGCTGTGGCACGCAGGAGGAAGCATGAGCGACGCGACGAGGATGGCGGGCGTGGATGGCCGGTTCGCGCAGGACGCGCAAGCGGGCCAGGATTGCGGACATGATCCGGGCGGCGACGTGGCCGGGGATGTGCGCACGGCGCTGGAGCAGCGCCTGGCGGCCCTGGAGGCGAGCCTGCGCGAGCGGCTGGTGCGCGCCGAGCTGAAGGCCCATGCGGTGCGCGCCGGCATGGTGGACATGGACGGGCTGAAGCTGGTGGATGCCAGCCGCCTGGCGCTGAACGAGCGCGACGAGGTGGAGGGCGCGGCCGAGCTGATGGCCGAGATGCGGCGGGCCAAGCCGTGGCTGTTCGGCGGCAGCAGCTCGTCATCGGCTGCCGCCCCGCCGCCGGCGCAGGCGCCGCGGGCGAAGCTGGCCACCGAGATGAGCGAGGCGGAGTGGCAGGCCTCGCGCGCGGAGTTGCTGCGGCGGGGGTAGCGCCCCCTTCCGGTCTGCCCCCCGATGCGCGGGGGAAGTGCAGCCGGCCGTTGCTGAAAAACAACGACTGAACCGAGTGACTCCTGCCGGGCGCCGCCCTGCGGGTCGTGAAACCGTGAGGATCAGACATGCCGATTCAGAATTTCCCCGCCGCCCTGCAGCCGATCATCCAGCTGGGCTACCTGGAGCGCGAGTTCCAGCAGGCCCTGGTGGCCCGGCTGGGCTATCGCGCCGTGGCCGACCGCGTGAGCTTCAACGTGGGCATCGGCGAGACGCTGACCAAGACGCGCGCCGGGCTGAAGGCAGCGGTGACCACGCCGCTGGCCCCTTCGACCAACACCAACCTGGACAACGGCCTGGTGCCGAGCGGCTTCAGCGTGGAGCAGTACACCATTACGCTGGAGCACTATGCGGCGACCACCGACCTGAACATGGTGACCAACCGCGTGGGCATCGCCGGGCAGTTCCTGCAGAACGCCGCGATCAACGGCGAGCAGGCCGCGCGCAGCCTGGACGAGCTGGCGCGCAATGCGCTGTTCGCGCCGTATTTCGGCGGCAACTCCCGGGTTCGCACCACGCTGGGCGCGCCGGGCGTGAACGTGGCGGTGGATGACGTGCGCGGCTTCGAGCATGTGTTCGCGAACGGCGTGCAGACGCCGGTGGGTGCCGGCGCCAGCCTGACCGTGAGGGTGGGCGCCAATAGCTACACGCTGGTGGGTGTCTCGGTCGATGCCTCCAACGCGTCGAGCGCGCCGGGCGGGCGTTCTGGCGTGCTGACCTTCGGTGCCAGCGTGACCGTTTCCGATGCGACCGCGGGCAACCCGGTGATGGCAAGCACCGCCAGCTCGATCGCGCGGCCGAACGGGCGGCTGACCAGCACGCAGTTGCAGGCTGGCGACACGCTGACCATGGGCACGCTGCTGAACGCGGTGGCCACCCTGCGGCTGAATGCGGTGCCGGAGATCGACGGGGTGTACAACTGCTACCTCGACCCGATCTCGGCGCGGCAGCTGTTCGGCGACGCCGATTTCCGCCAGCTGTTCACCGGCGCCACCTCGGCCAACCAGGTGTTCAAGCGGGGCATGATCAACGACTTTCTCGGCCTGCGCTTCATCCCCACCAACGAGGCCTATGTGCAGAACCATCCCGACGTGTCGGGGGCTGTCATCCGCCGGCCGATCATCTGCGGCAAGGGTGCGCTGATCGAGGGCGGCTATGCCGGGATCGGGGCGGACGATACGGCGCCGAAGAACTCGATCGTTTCGGTGGTGGACGGCATTGCCATGGTGACGCGCGAGCCGATCGACCGGCTGCAGCAGATCATCGCGCAGAGCTGGTACTGGATCGGCGGGTTCTGCGCGCCGTCGGACGTGACCACCAACCCGACGACGGTGCCGACCGCCACCAATGCCGCGTTCAAGCGCGCGGTGATGGTCGAGCATTTCGGCTAGGCAACGGGGAGGGGGCGGCGACGTCCCCTTCCGGCCGGGCCGGATTTGCGTGCGGCGGGAAGATGTTCGGAGAGAGCGATGGCATTCACCGAGGCGGAGCGGACGGATATCCGCAGGCATTGCGGGTATCCGGCCTATGGCAGCGGGGCCGAGGGGTTCCAGGGCTGGCGGTTCCACCAGGCCTACGGGCTGATGGAATTCCGGTTGGGGCGGCTTTCGGGCACGGAGGAGGCGGTGGCGCGGCAGTTCCTGGCCACGCTGGCGCAGCTTGAGGCGGCGGTGCCGGAGGCCTCGGCGATGCTGGATACCGAGCAGGCGGCGGTGTGGAAGCGCAACCCGCGCGAGGTGCGCGAGCGGACGCGGCTGTTCGACGATTGGCGGCGGCGGCTGTGCGGGTTTCTCGGCGTGCCGCCGGGGCCAGCGCTGGGCTCGGGCGTGCCGATGGTGGTGGTTTAGCGCGCATCGCGATGAAGGAGAGGGCGATGGACGCAGGGCGGGTGCAGGACAATTTGTATCGCGGGCTGGGCCGGGCCGGGCGCGTGGTGGGGCAGTGGTGCGACGTTTTGCGGCCGCGCGGCGGGATCGATCCGCTGGCGGGGGGCAACCGGGTGCTGCGGTTGCAGGCGGCGTTCAGCTCGCCCGACGGGCGGTTCGCGCGGCCGGCAGGGCATGGCCAGGTGTTCTGGCACGGGATTTTCGATGCCGCCTACACCAGGGTTGGCGACTACCTGCGCCGGCCGGAGAGCCGGGCGGGGGCGCGCGACGGCGGGGTGTGGTTCATCGCCGCCCAGCAGCATTTGCTGCCGGTGCTGTGCGCGCGGGCGACGCGGGTGGTGGATTTCATGCGCGCGCAGGGGCCGGGGCTGCCGGGGATCGGCGGCTATGGCGGGGCTGGGCCGGTGGTGGAATTGCTGCGCGGCTGGCCGGCGGCGGTGGTGCCGGCCGGAAGTGGCGGGGCAGGTGCGGGCGGGCTGCCCGGCGAGGCGGCGGTTGCCGGCTGGACGGTGATGCTGCCGGCGCCGGGCGGCGTGGTGTTGCGCGCGGGCGACACGATGCGCGACGACCTCGGCCGTGCCGGGGTGGTTGCGCGGGCGGAATTGTCGGAGCAGGGCTGGCGGCTGTTGGTGCGCCAGGCCGCCGTTTAGGGAATTACCATGGCCGATCTTGCGGATGTGGAAGAGGCGTTGGTGCGCCTGGCCGCGGACGTGCTGTACCCCGAGGGCGCGCAGGCGCCGAGCGTGGTGGGGACGGTGTGCCGGATATATCGGGGCTGGCCCACCGGGGCGGCACTGGATGCCGACCTGCAGGCCGGGCGGGTGCATGTGACGGTGTTCCCCGAGGCGCGGCCGCAGGTGGTGACGACGCGCCATCCGGATCGCCATGAGCCGATCGCCACCGTGGTGCCGGGGCTGTCGATCAGCGTGGCAGGGCGGCAGGCGAGCGTTGCGGGCGTGGCCCATGAGGGCCAGGTGGCAGGGCTGCTGGTGGACGCGATGGCGGTGGTGCATCGCACCGCGCGCGGCGACACGCCGGAGATGGTGGCAGCGGTGCTGGCAACCTATCTGCGCACGCGGCTGATCGTGACAGTGGACGGGGCTACGCTGACGGTGGCGGGGCAGGGGCCGATGCTGGGGCGCGTGGTCGCCGACCAGCCGGTGCGGCGGGAGACGCGGCGCCAGCGCCAGGTGTTCCGACTGTCTGCCTGGTGCCCCGACCCCGCGACGCGCGACCGGGTGGCGGCGGCAATCGATACGCGGTTGTCGGCGGTGGATTTCGTCGAACTGGCCGACGGCACGTCGGGGCGCCTGCTGTTCCGCGGCTCCAGCGTGCTGGACCAGGGGCGGCGGGCACGGCTGTACCGGCGCGACCTGTTGTACTCGGTGGACTACGCCACCACGGTGGCCGAGACGCTGCCGGTGATGATCTTCGGCGACATGAAGTTCGGCGCGCCGCCGCGCTCGTTCATCGGTTGAACGATGGCGGGTCTGGCGCTCCGTGCGCTGGCCTTATTCTGGCGGACCGCGGTCCGCCCTGTGGTTTTCGGGAGAGCAGCATGAATGTGCATCTGGTCGTGGTGCGCGCCTTCGGGCCGTACGCGAAGGGCGAGGTGATCGCCGATCCTGCCGCCATCGCGGCGGTGCTCGGGGGCGAGCAGGCGCGCAACGTGGTCCGGGTCGCCGTGCCCGCGGGACAGGAGGGCTGAGACATGCCGATCGTGCAACAGGGTAGCATCAACACCACCGCGCTTGTGGTGCCCGATCTGTATGTGCAGATCGTGCCGCCGCAGAACCTGGTGATCAACGGCGTACCCACCAACGTGGTGGGCGTGGTGGGCACCGCTGGCTGGGGGCCGGTGGGCGAGCCGGTGGTGGTGGGCACCATGGCCGACTACGCGCGCGGCTTCGGGCCGATACTGGCGCGCAAGCACGACATGGGCACCCAGGTGGCCACCGCGGTGCAGCAGGGTGCGTCGGATTTCCGCTGCATTCGCGCAACGGACGGGACGGACACGGCGGCGGCGTTCCAGATTCCAACGACCAGCTTCGTGCTGACGGCGCTGTACACTGGCAGCCGTGGCAATGCGATCGCCATTGCGCTGTCGCCGGGGGCCAAGGCGGCGAGCTGGCGCTTCACCGTGACGCTGCCGGGGCTGCCGCCGGAGGTGTTCGACAACATCACCGCCAGCGGGGCGGCGTTCTGGGAAGCGTTGGCCGCGGCGATCAACGTAGGGCAGGGTCCGCAGCGCGGGCCGAGCCAGATCGTGGTGGCCAATGCCGGGGCGACCGCGGTGGCGCCGAGCAGTTTCGCGTGGGATTTCAGCACCGGCGTTCCCGGCAGCGACGGCGCCGGGGCTTCGGCCGGCGACCTGGTGGGCGTGGACACGGTGCCGCGGCGCGGCATGTACGCGCTGCGCGGCCAGGGCTGCTCGATCGGGCTGCTCGCCGATGCCGATGCGTCGGCGCAATGGTCGGTGCAGGCGGGTTTCGCGCTGCAGGAGGGCATCTACATGGTGCTGACCGGGCCGGCCGGGCAGGGCATTGCCGGGGCGGTGGCGGACAAGGCGGCGGCGGGGCTGGACAGCCATGGCTGCAAGCTGATGTTCGGCGACTGGCTGTGGTGGAACGACCAGGCCAACGCCACGCTGCGCCTGGTGAGCCCGCAGGGTTTCGCCGCCGGGCGGCTGGCCAATCTGTCGCCCGAGCAGTCGAGCCTGAACAAGCCGCTATATGGCGTGGTGAGCAGCCAGAAATCCGGCAACCCGGGCAGTGGGCAGCGCGGGGCGTACTCATCGGCCGAGCTTTCCGTATTGCTGTCGGCGGGGATCGACGTGATCGCCAACCCGCAGCCGGGCGGCAACTTCTGGGGCGTGCGCGGCGGGCACAATGCCAGTAGCAATGCGGCGATCAACGGCGACAACTATACCCGCATGACCAACTTCATCGCAGCCTCGCTGGCCGCGGGGATGGGGCAGTATGTGGGCCAGGTGATCAACCAGGCGCTGTTCCGGCGCATCCGGGCGACGCAGCTTTCGTTCCTGCAGAACATGCTGGGCCAGGGGCTGCTGGGCTCGCGCGACGGCTCGCTGCCGTTCAGCGTGATCTGCGATGCGTCGAACAATCCGCTGAGCCGCACGGGGCTGGGCTACGTGCAGTCGGACGCGCAGGTGCAGTACCAGGCGATCAACGAGAAGTTCATCGTGAACATGGAAGGCGGCCAGACGGTGGCGGTGCAGCGGCAGACGCTGCCCAATGCCGCGGCGGCCTAGGCAAGACAGGCCAGGGGCTTTGCCCGTCGCGCGAAGGCGCGCGTCGGACCTGGACCCCAGCAGGGGCCGAGCCCTTTCACCGTCATCAATTGGGGGTCTGGGGCCTCAGGCCCCAGCGGGTCGAGGGCGGCGCCCTCGCCTTGGACTCCTCGTTTCGCCCCTACTCCTGGCTTGGAGCAGGGCATAAGGAGAACGCACTGTGCCCAGCAATAATTTTTCGGTTGGTCGTGATTGCCAGCTGGTGGTGATGGGGCCGTTCGGGCGGGTGGACCTGGCCCATGTGACCGGGTTCGACAGCCGCCAGCAGACGGCGTCGGTGCGGGTGGACCGCATTGATGGCACCCAGCTTGCCGCCGAGTTGCCCAAGGGGTGGGAGGGGATGTTCGAGTTGGAGCGCGGCAGTTCGGTGGCCGACGACTTCATCGCGCGCATCGAGGCCGCGTTCAACGATGGCGGGGCGGTGCCGGCGGGCACGCTGTATCAGTACATCAGCGAATCGGACGGCTCGACCAGCACCTATCAGTATGACGGCGCGGTGTTCCGGTTCGCCCAGGCCGGGCAGTGGCGCGGCGACCAGAGCGTGCGCCAGCGGCTGGAGTTCTTTGCCAGCAGCCGGCGGCGGATCTGACGCATGGATGAGGTGATCGATGCGACGGGACGGCGCCTGGCGCTGCGGCGGCTGGGGGTGCTGGACCGGCTGCGGCTGTTCGAGGCGGCCGGGGCGGAGCTTTCGCGCAATGACCGGTGGCTGGGGCTGGCGGTGTTGGCTGCCAGCGTGACGGCGATCGACGGGGTGCCGGTGCCGTTTCCCGCCAGCAAGGCGGCGATCGAGGCGGCGGTGGGGCGGCTGGACGAGCCGGGCATCGCCGCGGTGGCCGCCGCCCTGGTGCCCGAGCCGGCGTTCGACCGGGCCATGGCGGGAAACTGAGTCGGCACCCCGATCTGCGGGATTGTCTCTATCTCGTGATGAACGGGGTGCCGCACGATGTCGCCTTCGGGCTTTCGGCCACGCAGCGTTTCGCGTGGGTGGTGGCGATCGGCACGCTGAAGGGCGGGTCGTTCGACTGGAATGCGCTGGCCTGGAGGGATGGCTGATGGACGGATCGCCCGACGAGCAGGACGTGCCGGAGGAACTGGCGGGCGATCCGGTGCCGCATGAGGCGCTGCCGCCCGGGCTGCTCGCGGACGACCCGTGGGAGGTGGGGCTGGGGGTGGCGCTCGATCATGGCGTGGCGGCGGCGGGGCCGCTGCTGGCGCGCGAGATGGCGATGCTGGAGCGGGCGGTGACCGCGGCGTTTCTCGCGGTGGGCCCGGCGGTGGCGCCAATGGTGGCGCCAATGGTGGCGCCAATGGTGGTGCCAATGGTGGCGCCAATGGTGGCGCCAATGGTGGTGCCCGTCCCGGTGGCGGCGGGCGCGGTTGCCGTGGCGCCGGCGGAGTTTCCGGTGACCGTGGCGGCGCGTCCGGTGGCCTCGCCCGTCCTACGGGATGAGGCCCGTGAGGCGGCGGCGCGGGGGGAGGTTGCGGTTTCGGCGGGGAGGATGGCGGCAGCGGCGCCTGCGGGCGTGGGCCCCGCCTCCCCGCCGGGGCCCGGGCCGGAGCGGCTGGCGTGGCAGGGTTGGATGGCGGCGCCGTCGGCCGTGCCCGCGTCCGCCGTCATGGCTGCCGGGCCGGCTTCCGGGCGGGTGGATTGGAGCGCGTTGGATTGGCGGCGGCTTTCCGGGGCGCCGGTGGCCGAGGCCGGGGCGGCGCTGGTGGCATCGTCCGCTGGCGTGTCACCGAACGCGCGGGCCGAGGCGGGCGCTTCGTCGGTGGCCGCCGTGGTGGCCGAGATGGGCGTGACGGAGACAGGCGTGGCGATGGCGCGGGCGGAGGAGAGCGCGGCGCGGGGGGCGGTGGCCCCGGCGGTGCGCCCGGAGATGCTGCCCGAGGCCGCGCGGCCAGACGCCGAGGAGATGCCGGAGGACGAGCGCGTGGTGGAAGGCCGGTTGGAGATCGATGGCGCGTTGCTGGGCCGCTGGATCGCCGAGCACCTGGCGCGCGAGGCCGGACGGCCGCCCTCGGGAATGACGGGATTCGACGCGCAGATGTCGCCGGCCTGGGCCGGCGCGTTGCAGGGGTAGCGGCGATGGCCGGGCGCGATGCGGAAGACGGGCGCGAGGTGGGCGGGGTGCTGACCCTGCCGTTCCTGTTCCTGCCGCCCGGTGCCGAGGCGCCAGGGGCGTGGCGGGCGGCGCATCCTGATGTGGTGAGCCTGCCGGCGCGGCTGGTGTCGGAGCCAGGTGGTGCAGTGACGGGCAAGGGCGCGAAGGTGGCAACGGGATGAGCGAATATCTGCTGATCGGGCCGGTACTGCTGCAGGATTTCGAACTGCCGGAGCGGGTGCTGTGGGGCGGGCGGCAGCGCCTGGCGGTGCATCGGCTGCCGGGTGGGCGGCGTGTGGTGGATGCCATGGGGCGCGACGATGCCGACATCGTCTGGTCGGGCGTGTTCAGCGGCGCCGATGCGGTGCTGCGGGCGCGCGAGCTCGACCTGATGCGCGCCACCGGGGGCGTGTGGCCGCTGACCTGGGGCAGCTTCTTCTATTCCGTGGTGGTGGCGCGGTTCGACGCGGACTATTCGCGCGAGAACTGGATCCCGTATCGCATCGCCTGCACCGTGCTGCGCGACGAGGCGAGTGCGGTGGTGGAGGAAGGGCTGTCGCTGGCCGCCGGGGTGCTGGGTGATGTCGGTGTGGCGGCGGGGCTGTTCGATCTGGGCGCGGCGGTGGGGCTGATGGCGGCGCCGTCGGCGTTGCGGCCGGGCACGGTGGACCAGGCGCGGGCGCGGGCGTCGCTGCGCGAGCGCGAGGTGGCGCTGGACGGCGAGATGGCGGCCGGCGGGGCGCGGTTGCGCGCGGTGGATGCCGGCTCGCCCGCGGGGGTTCGCGCGGCGGAGGCCGAGGCGGCGGCGCTGGCCCGGCTGGCGCAGGCGCGCGGGCCGCTGGGGCGGGCGCGGGCGGGGCTTGAGGCGCTCGGCTTGTAGCTGTTCCGGGACGATTGGGGAGATTTCATGCGCACGATCATGCAATCCGGCGGCACGCTGTTCCATGTGGCGGCGGCCGAACTGGGCGATGCGACGCAGTGGCTGCGCATCGCCCGGCTGAACGGGCTGGATGACCCGTTGCTGACCGGCGTGGTGACGCTGAAGCTGCCGGCGCGCGATGCGCTGGCGGGAGGCGGCATTGCCGAGCAGTGACATGTTGCGCCAGCCGCGCCTGCTGGTGACCGCCAACGGGGCGGCGGTGGCCGATGCCGTCTCAGCCCGGGTGACCAGCAACAACCATTACGCGGCCGACCGGTTCGCCCTGGCCGTGGCACTCGGCAATTCCGGCGGTGCCGCCTGGGCTTCTACGGATGCGCTGGAGGTGGAGATCAGCGTGGCGCTGGGTGCCGCCGGCGGCTTCGTGCCGCTGGTGCGCGGCGAGGTGGACCAGTTGGAGGTGGACCCGGTGCGCGGCCTGGCGTTCCTGCGCGGGCGCGACCTGACGGCGCGCCTGATCGAGGCGCGCACCCAGGAGAGCTTCGCCAACCGTACCGCCAGCGAAATAGCGGTGCTGCTCGCCGGGCGGCGTGGCCTGGGCGCGGACGTGCAGGCCACCACCACCCCGGTGGGCCGCTACTGGCAGTTGCAGCGCGATCGCATCACGCTCGACCAGTTCAGCCGGGCCAGCACCGAATGGGACCTGCTGGTGACGCTGGCGGCCCTGGAAGGGTTCGATGTGTGGGTGGCGGGCGGCACGCTGCACTTCCGCCCGGCGCGCGAGGCGGCGGGACCCGGCTTCGTGCTGCGTGCGGTGGCCGGCGCCGGCGGGGCGGCAAACGTGACCGCGCTGCGGCTGGAACGGTCGCTCACCTTGGCGCGCGATATCGAGGTGGTGGTGAAAAGCTGGAATGCCCGCCAGCAGAATGCCTTCGTGCGCACCGCACGGGCAGCGCGCCGGCGCGAGTCCGGCCGGGTCGGCGAGGTGCAGCGCTATGTCTACGTGGTGCCGAACCTGACGCCCGAGGAGGCCCTGCAACTGGCACAGCGCCGCCTGGTGGAACTGACGCGCCATGAACGAGCAATCGTCGCCGAAATGCCGGGCGAACTGGCGATGACGCCGCGCATGGCCGTGCGGGTGCAAAGCGGGCTCAGCGGATTCGACCAGGAATACTGGATCGACGAAGTGGAACGAACCCTGCACGTGGCGCGCGGGTTCACCCAGGTGGTCCGGGCACGCAACGCCAGCGCGGGGCAGTAGAGGGCGTTATCGGAGAGAGGAAGGCGAGGGTTCCACCCTCGACCCGCCGGGGCCTGAGGCCCCGGACCCCCAATTATTGGACCCCCAATCATTGGATTCCAGAGGCTTCGCCTTTGGTGGGGTCCAGGTCCGACGCGCGCCTTCGCGCGACGGGAAACGCCCCTGGCCTTGCCTTGGCGCATTCTGCTCGTGGAGACCACATGGATCGTTTTATGAACGTGATGAAAGCGCATGCTGCGGCGCTGGATCGTGGGCAGGGGCAGGCGCGGTTTGGCGTGGTCGCCAGCACTGATCCGGCCAGGTATGCCGTGCGGGTTCGTCTGCAGCCCGAGGGGGTATTGTCGGGGTGGCTGCCGGTGCTGTCGCCGTGGATCGGGGCGGGGTGGGGGGTGTTCTGCCCGCCGGCGCCGGGCGACCAGGTGCTGGTTGTGGCCCAGGAGGGCGAGGCCGAGCATGGCGTGGTGGTCGGCGCCTGTTTCTCCGACCGGCGACCGGCGCCGGAGGGGGCGGTGGGCGAGCTGGTGCTGCGCCACGCCACCGGCACCACGTTGCGCTTGGCCAATGACGGCACGGTGCGGATTGTCGGCACGGTGCACGTGCAGGGCGACCTGCATGTGACCGGCCAGCTGCACGACAGCCACGGCGCGCTTGATACGTTGCGGCAGCATTACAACCAGCATACCCATCCCGGCGACTCCGATACGTTGCCCTGGCCACAGGACTGAGCAATGCCAGATCTTGCGCATGAATTCGGTGCCGACCTGCAGGCCGGGCCGACGGGCGACCTTGCCCTGGCCGATGGGGCGGCGCTTGGCCGCCAGCGGGTGCTGCGGCGGCTGCTGACCAATCCTGGCGACTACATCTGGCACCCGACTTATGGCGCGGGGCTGGCGCGCTTCGTCGGCCAGCCGGCCTCGGCCTCGCGCATTCGCGCGGTGGTGCGCAGCCAGATCTTCCGCGAGGCGGCGGTGGCGCGCAGCCCCGAGCCGGTGGTGGAGGTGCGGGCGGGCGACGACGGGCGGGTGTTCGTGAGCATCCGCTACGCCGATGCCGACAGCGGTGCCACGCAGAGCCTGTCCTTTCCCGTGGGAGATGCATGATGCAGCTGAAACTTCTCGATTTTGCGTCGCTCGTGGCGCGGGCGTCCGCGGCGGTGCAAGGTGCCTCCAAGTTGCTGGTGGATTTGTCGGTGGGCTCTACCCTGCGGGCGATCCTGGAGGCGAATGCCTCGCTGGCGTTGTGGATGCAGTGGCTGATCCTGCAGGTGCAGAAGATGACGCGGGCGGCGACCAGCGACGGGGCGGACCTGGACAGTTGGGTGGCGGATTTCGGCCTGGCGCGGCTGCCCGCGGTGCCGGCGGTGGGCCAGGTGCGGTTCGCGCGCTTCACCCCCACCGAGGTGGCACTGGTGCCGGTGGGCACGCTGGTGCGCACGGCGGACGCGCAGCAGGGCTTTCGCGTGCAGGCCGATCCCGCCCATCCGGCGTGGGATGGTTCGCAGGCGGGCTATGTGATCGGCGCGGGCGTGGCCGGGGTGGTGGTGAAGGTGGCGGCGGTGGCGCCGGGGTCGGCGGGCAATGTGCAGCCCGGCGCGGTGAGCCTGATCGCCGATGCGCTGGCCGGGGTGGATACGGTGGCCAACGATGCGGCGCTGCAGGGCGGGCTGGATGCGGAGGGCGACGATGCGCTGCGCGTGCGCTTCCGCGACTACCTGGCCAGCCGCAGCCGGGCGACGCGCGTGGCGGTGGGCCATGCCGTGGCCTCGCTGCGCCAGGGGCTGCGCTACACGATCACCGAGACCCCGGGGACCGGCGGTTTCGTGGTGACGGTGGATGACGGCAGCGGCGCGCCGTCGGCGGGGCTGCTGTCGGACGCGGCGGACGCGATCGACGCGGTGCGGCCGTTGGCCACCAGCTTCGTGGTGCAGCCGCCCGTGGTGAACCTGGTGAATGTGAGCCTGACCATCGCCACCGCGGCGGGGGCGGTGCATGGCGAGGTGGCGGCGATGGTGCAGCTTGCGGTGTCGTCGCACCTGAACGCGATGGATATCGGAGCGGATCTGTCATGGTCGCGCATCGCCCAGCTCGCCTACGACGCCTCGCCGCTGGTGACCAACGTGTCGGCGGTGCTGGTGAACGGGGCCGTGGGCGACCTGTCGCCGGGCGCGGCGGGGGTGATCCGGGCGGGCAGCGTGATCGTGAGCTAGGCGAGGCAGGAACAGGTTCTTTTTGAAAAAAGAACCAAAAACTTCTCACCGTTTGTTCGGGTGCTTGCGGCAAGCGCCCCGCCCAAACGGATAAAGTCTTTTTGCTTCTTTTTCTTCAGAAAAAGAAGATTCCTCCTGGCCTTGAATGATATTTACGTTCTTGCCGGGCTAAATAATGTTTCGGGAGCATGGTGATGCGCGGGGATGCCCAGGACATGCTGGCGCGGTTGCAGTCGGTGCTGCCGGCGCGCTGGCACGGCGAGGCTGCGGATGGCGGCGGCGTGTTGGCGGCGGTGCTGGCGGGGCTGGCCGAGGGCTGGGCCTGGTTGCACGAGTTGCTGGGCGCGGTGCGGGCGCAGACGCGCATCGCCACCGCCACCGGGCGGGCGCTGGACATGATCGCGGTGGATTATTTCGGGGCGCGGGTGCGCCGCCGGCGGGCGCAGGGCGATGCGGCATTTCGCGCCACCATTCTGCGCGAGTTGCTGCGCGAGCGGGCGACGCGCCCGGCGCTGCATGGCGCGCTGCTGGACCTGACGGGGCGGGCGCCGGCGGTGTTCGAGCCGCGGCGGCCGGCCGATACCGGCGGCTGGGGCGTGGGCTGCGGGTATGGCGCGGGCGGCGGCTGGGGCAGCCTGTTGCTGCCCTACCAGTGTTTCGTGAGTGCGCGCCGGCCGCTGGGCAGCGGCATTGCCGTGGTGAACGGCTGGGGCGGCGGCTCGGGCGGCTGGGGCGTGGGGGCGGGCGCGTGGGCCAGCCTGGCGATGCTGGAGGGCCAGGTGACCGACGCCGACATCCACGAGGCGGTGGCCACGGTGCTGCCGGTGGGTGCCGTGGCCTGGGTGCGGATCGACAACTGACTCAACAGGGCGGCTGCCCTGCTCCGCCGCTTTCCGTACTCGGGGAGCGGGTGGTTTTGCACATCTTCAAGGCGAGGGCTCAATGGATCGCAACATCGTCTATCCCGGCTCGATTCCGCTGGACACCGACCTGCTATCGACCAACCGGCATGCCATGGTGGCGCTGGGCGCGCTGATGCGCGCGGTGCTGGGCAGCGGGGTGGTGGTGGACGGGCTGGAGGTGGCGCCGACGGTGCCGGCCTCGCTGGGCCTGCTGGTGGGGCCGGGCAGCATTTCCCAGCTTTCGACGGTGGATGCCGGGGCCTATGGCTCGCTGGCCGCCGATGCCGGCTCAGCGCTGGTGAAGATGGGCATCAATCTGGCGCCCATCGCCTTCGCGCTCGCCGTGCCCACCACCTCGGGCCAGTCGGTGACTTCGCTGATCGAGGCGGCGTTCCAGGAGGCGGATGTCGATCCGGTGGTGCTGCCGTACTACAACGCGGCCAATCCGGCGCAGCCCTATCTGGGGCCGGGCAACCTGGGCACGGCGCAGAACACCCGCCGGGTGCAGCGGGTACAGCTGCAGCTGAAGGCGGGCGTGCCGGCGACGACCGGCACGCAGGTGGCGCCGGCGGTGGATTCCGGATGGGTGGGGCTGGCGACGGTGACGGTCGCCCATGGCCAGGCCAGCGTGACGGCGGGCGACATCGCCCGGCTGGCCACTGCGCCGGTGCTGAACTACCGGCTGCCGGAGCTGCGGCCGGGCTTTTCCACAGTGCAGGGTTTCACCGCCTCGGGCAGCTTCCAGGTGCCGGCGGGGGTGACGCGGCTGCGGGTGCGCGCGATCGGCGGCGGCGGCGGCGGCGGCGGCAACACCACGCAGGGCGGCGGCGGCGGCGGTGGCGGCGGCGGCTATGCCGAGGGCGTGTTCGCCGTGGGACCGGGGCAGGTGCTGGCGGTGACGGTGGGCGCGGGCGGTGCGGCCGGGGCGAACAATTCCGGCTCGGCTGCGGGCAACAATGGCGGTGGCGGCGGGGCGGGTGGCGTCGGCGGGCTGCTCTCGGCCAGCGGCGGCAGCGGCGGCGCGGGCTCGCTGGCCGGCGGGCAGGGTGATTCCGGGCCGGGCGGCGGCGGCAGCGGCGGCCAGGTGAACATGACGGGTGGCGCCGGCAATGCCGGGTTCAGCGGCGGCGCGACCGGCTTCGGCGGCGTGGGCGGGGCGGCGGCGGGTGGCGGCGGCGGCGGCGGTGCCTCCTCCGGCCTGCCCAGTGCCGGGGCCTCGCCGGGCGGCGGCGGGGCGGGCGGCGGCGGCGACAATGCCGGGGCGCCGGGAGCGGCCGGTGCGGTCATCGTCGAATATTAGAGCAATATCCGATCGAGTGGGATCGCTCGATCGGAATATTTGCGTTCTTGAACAGAATTCTAGAGTGGCAGCCTTGCGTCCATCAGCGCGGCTGCCGTTCTAAGGGGACCACCGACATGTCCGATTCCGTTTCGCAGGTATGGCGGCCCAGCACGGCGCGGCGCGTGGTGCTGGACGGCTTCGCCCCGGTGCCGCGCGGCGCCAGCCAGGCCACGCCGCCGCCGCTGTCGTGGCCGGCGAAGGACCCGGCCGACGTGCTGGACTACGAGTTCGACATCTCCGCCGCCCTGGCCGGCAACGAGCGCGATGCCGTGGTGTCGGTGGCGGTGGAGCCGAGCCCGGCCGGGGGCGGGCACCTGACGGTGGGTGAGGTGTCGGTCGACGGGCCGGTGGTGGTGGTGTGGCTGTCGGGCGGGCAGGCGGGCACGACCTACCTGGTGCAGCTGACCGCCACCACCACCAGCGGGCGCGTGCTCGGCCGGGCGGTGGCGCTGCCGGTGCTGGGGCTGGCCGCATCCGCCGCCCCGGTCGGCTCGCTGCAGACCGCGGGCGGGCTGACGATCACCGACCAGAACGGCAATCCGATCCTGCTGGGGGGCTGAACCATGCCGACCATCGACGAACTGGACGTGGCGATCGCGTCGGCCGACAGCGACTTGCTGCCGGCGAGCCAGGGGGGGGAGGTGCGCCAGGTGTCGCGCGCCCAGCTTCTGGCGGGCATGCAGCCGCAGATCGCGCTGTCGGGCGGGCAATTGCTGGGCCGGGCGAGCGGCGGGCTGGGCGGGCCGGAGGCGCTGGGCGTGGGGGCCGGGCTGGCGCTGGCCGGCGGCGTGCTGGCGGCCGCACCGATCGCGGCGCTGGGGCCGGCCACCAGCGTATCCCAGGCCAGCGCGTTGGCCGGCGGCACCACCACGTCGCGCCCGCTGGGTGAGTTGCTGGCCGATGCGGTGGGGCCGGAGAGCTTCGGCGCGGTCGGCGACGGCATCACCGACGATACCGCCGCGCTGAATGCCGCGGTGGGCAGCGGGCGGCCGGTGCGGCTGGGGCCGCGCACCTATCGGGTGGACGGGCAGTGGACGATCACCCAGCCGAACACCGTGCTGCTGGGCACGCCCGGGCTGAGCGTGCTGCGCCGTGGGATACAGATGGGCAATGGCGCATGGATCGCGGTGCAGGCGCCGGGGTTCCGCGCCGACGGCGTGACCTTCGACGCCAACCGCGCCGTGGTGAGCCAGGAAAGCTGGGGCGTGCTGCTGACCGAGGCCTGCACCAGTTCGGATTTGCATCGGTGTGCCTTCGTCAATGCCGCGGGCGCGGTGCTGGGCAGCGGGCTGGTGCTGCAATCCACCGACCCGGCCTTGTGCAACCATATCGTGCGCGACTGCAGCTTCTCGGGCAACGCGGCGCATGGGCTGTGGGTGCAGGCCTGTGCCGGGGTGCTGGTGAGCGATTGCCGGGCGCACGGCAACGACGCCTATGGCATCACCGTCGATTTCAACGACGTGGCGCATAGCCGCGTGGCGCGCCTGGTGCAGGTGATCGGCAACCGCTGCTGGGGCAACGTGCGCGGCATCGCCATCGGCAACTTCAACGTGCCGAACATCTCGCCGCCGGTGTGGGGCAACGACTTCCCCGACGCGGTGGCGGTGGTGGCCAGCGGCAACATCTGCCACGACAACCAGGTGTACGGCATGGCGCTGGCCGGCCGCGCGCTGCTGGCCAGCGGCAACCTGCTGGTGGACAACGGCACCACCGAGCCGAGCGGGGCGGCGATGCTGGCCAATGTCGCGGGCTCGCGCATCGCCGGCAACACCATGACTGGCACGGCGCTGTACGGCATCGACTGCGGCGGCGCGATCGACAGCGACTTCAGCGACAACCACATCCTGGGCCACGGCTTCGCCATCAACTGCGGCGGCAGCACCAACCTGCGCGTGGCCGGCAACTACCTGGCCGGGTTCACGCTGTGGGGCATCACGGTGAACAACGTGGAGACCGATGGCGGGGCGCTCAACTTCGGCATCGCGTGTTCCAACCTGGCGATCACCGGCAACTGGCTCACCATGTCGGGCACCGCCTCGGGCGTGTGGCTGCGCGACGGGCCGCGCAACGTTCTCGTCGCTGACAACAACTTCGTCGGGCGGGCGGCCACGGACTGCCTGCGCGCCGATACCGACAGCGTGCTGGTGCGCGGCAACCGCCACGACTTCACCGCCCGCTTCGTGACCAACCCGCAGGCCGAGGGCGGGGTGCAGCGGCTGGTGTTCCCCGACATCGCCGACAGCGTGATGGTGACCTACGCGCCCGACGGGGTGCAGGCGATGATGTCGAGCAACCAGGCGGCGTGGGCGGGGCGCATCAGCTTCGTGCGCGTGACCGCGGGCGGCAGCGGCTATACCCAGGCCAGCGTGACGATTGAAGGTGGGGGCGGCGGGGGCGGTGTGGCGGATGCCGAGGCGATGGTCGCCAATGGCCAGGTGATCGGCATTGTCGTGCTGAGCCATGGCAGCGGCTACGGCCCGATCGGCACCACCGTGCCGGTGAGCATCGTGGGCGACGGGGCAGGGGCGGCGGCGGTGGCCCATGCCGGCCCGCCGCTGCACGAGGAGCGCACGCTGCTGGTGCGCTGCAACACCGCGGTGACGTTCAGCCGCGTCGGCAGCAATCCGCTGCAGGAGAACTGGACGCGCGGCGACCTGACCGTGCCGGCCGATGCCGATGTGGAATGGATTGCCACCTGGGGCATGTGGCGCGCCAGCCGCTTCCCGCTGGCCGACTACCTGGCGCCGGACGCCTCGGGCACCGCCACGCTGGGCAGCCTGGGCGACGGCGACCTGACCCTGCGCCCGCGTGGCGCGGGGCGGCTGCGCCTGGCCAGCGAGGCCGAGGCAACGGGTGCCACCTCCACCATCGGGCGCGGTTCGCCGCAGGGGGTGGTGGCGGCGCCGCCGGGGTCGGACTACCGCAACCTCGACGGCGGGGCCGGCGCCACGTTCTGGATCAAGCAGGACGGCAGCGGCAGCATGGGCTGGGCCGCCCTGGCCTGACGCCATTACTTTCTAAGAACGAAACAGCTACCAGGACCGGCCCCCCCGCGGGGCTGGAGAGGGGACACGCATGCCCACGTTGGACGAACTTCCGCAGACCCTGACCACGCTCGACACCGACAAGATGTTGATCGAGCGCGGGGGCCAGTCGTACGTGACCACCACCGCGGCGGTGCGCGAACCGATGCAGCCGCGCCTGACCCTGGCCACCGGCAAGCTGCTCGGCCGCGTCGGCGTGTTCCCGGGCGGGCCGGAGCCGGTGTCGATCGGCAGCGGGCTGCGCATGGATGCGGGCGTGCTGTCGGTGGATGCCACCACGCTGCCGGCGACCAACGCATCGTCGCTGACCGTGCGGGCGACCGGTTCCACCGCGTTTCGCAGCCTGGCGGTGCGCGCATCCGAGCGGGTCAACGTGAAGGACTACGGCGCGCTGGGCAACGGCGTGGTCAATGACGGCCCGGCGCTGCAGGCGGCGTTCGACGCGGCCTCGGCCAAGCCGACCGGCGGCGAGGTGTTCCTGCCGCCCGGCACCTATCGGCTCGACACCTCGGTTGCATTGTTGCGACCGCGCAGCGGCGTGATGGTGCGCGGGGCCGGGCGCGGGCGCAGCGTCATCGTGATCGACGACTCGGTCAACGCCATCAACGGCGACGGCATCAGCAACTCGGTGTTTCCGGCGAGCTGGCTGCCGCTGTCGGATTTCCACATGCGCGACCTGACCGTGCGTGGGCGGGCGGACGTGCAGCGCACCGCCGGGGCGCAGATGATGCGCCTGTTCGGCACCAACATCTCCATCGAGAACTGCGAGTTCATGTACTCGCGCAACATGGGCCTGGTGATCAGCGACAGCGACCAGGTGGTGGTGCGCAACTGCCGGGTGTATCGCACCGTGGCGGACGGCATCGCGGTGTGGGACAGCTCGAACGTGATCATCGAGGGCAACGAGATCATCGATGCCAACGACGATGCCATCTCAACCCACAGCGGCAACACCCGCCCGCTGCCAGTGCGCTCGGGCGTGGTCATCGTCAACAACACCATCACCGGCAGCCAGGGCATTGCCGTGCTGGGCGCCAAGTCGGTGGTGATCAGCAACAACGTGCTGCGCCGGATCATGGGCACCGGCATTCGCGTGGTGGCGCCGATCGGCGTGGACCCGCAGGGCCAGACCGCACAGTTCGCGCTGCGCATCACCGGCAACGTGGTGGCCGACGTGTTCCGCAGGCCGGAGCCGAACCCGCGCAACCAGACGCAGTTCTACATCATGGTCACCGGCGGGCTGCGCAATGCCGGCGGCGGCGCCTCGCCCCCGGGCGAACCGGCGGCGGGCAGCGGGGTGGTGACCTCGCTGTACGGCAGCAACACCGGCAACTTCTACGCCAACAACTCCAACGATCCGGGTTCGGCCTCGCCGGCCGGCTACTGGAACGAGATTTCCGACAACCATCTGGTGCGCACCCTGCCCTCGGTGAACGCGGTGTCGGACTGGGGCTATGGCGCCGAGGGGCTGTGGGTGGGCGACAACGGCGACGGCAGCGGGTTCTACAACGGGCCGGTGAGCGAGAGCCAGCTTTCCACCCTGGCGATCCGCCTTCAGCCGGCCATGCGCAACTGCCGCATCGCGCGCAACACCATCCAGACCACCGGGCAATACGGCATTTGGTTCGCCACCATCGTGGCCACCAACAACATGGACTATGACGGGCTGACCATCGAGGGCAACCGCATCGCCGACTTCACGGTGTCGGGCATCGCCGGGCCGAACAATGGCACCCACCGCGTGCTGGTGCGCGACAACGAGATCGACGGCGACCCGCGCTTCGTGGCGGCCAGCCGGCGGCCCGGCGGCACCTGGAGTTCGGCCACCGGGCTGGTGGGCGTGCAGCTTTCGGCGGCCTCGGGCTTCGTGCTGTCGGGCAACGCGTTCCGCAACGTGACCGCGGCGGCGAATATCGGGGCGGCGACGCACAACGTTCTCACCGCCAACACGCTGCATTGCGACCCGGTGGTGGTGGGCTTTTCCACCCTCAACCGCGGCGTGGGCCGCGTGGAGCCGGGCGGGGCGGGCTGGCTGCACATCATCGAAACCTGCGACCCGGCCGATGCGCTGTTCGGGCGCATCAAGGCGGCCACCGTGGTGTCCTCGGCGCTGCAACCCGCCACCGGCACCTATGTGGCCGGGCATTTCGTGGCCGCCAGCGTGCCGGCCGTGGCCAACCGCCAGGCGCTGCTGGGCTGGCTGCGGCTGACCACCGGCAGCGGCCACGTGGCCGGCACCGACTGGGCGGCGGTGCATGGCGGCGACGGCGGCGCGCTGCCGGCACCGCCGCGGGTGACGGTGTTCCTGGCCGACGGCACCTGGACCAAGGACCCGCTGGCCACCCATGTCGAGGTGGAGCTGTGGGGCAGCGGCGGCGCCGGCGGCAATGGCGGCGTGGCGCCGGCCGGCACGGCGGTGAGCGGCGGCGGCGGCGGCGGCGGCGCGGCCACAAGGCGGGGCCGCTACCGCGCGGCGGAACTGCCCGCCAGCGTGGCGGTGACGGTGGCGCCGGGCGGCGAGGCGGGCGTGGGCGAGGGCGCGCCCGGCGGCACCGGCGGCGTGTCGGCGTTCGGCACCCTGCTGCGCGCCCATGGCGGCGGCGGCGGGGCCGGTGGCGGCGGCTACGGCAGTGCCGGCGGCGGCGGCGCGGGCGACAACAACACCGGCGGCACTGCCGGCACCTCGTTCGGCGGCGGCGCCGGCGGCGCCTTCGGCGGCTTCGGCGCCAGCAACGGCGGCGGCGGCGGGCAGGAGCGGCTGGGCGGCGGCGGCGGCGGCGGCGGCCACCTGGGCGGCAGCGGCT